CATTATGATTATGGCACAAGCTACGGCAATCAGCACTATGAGGGGCTTATTCGGGTAGTTACCACCTATCGCAAGGAGTTGGATGAAGATGATGTCCCTGTGGTTACCAAGACCTGCTGGACGGATGAAATGGATGAAGCGGGATTCCATGAGCCGGTTGGGTATGATGAGGGCAGATATCCTTTCGTATGTATCACGCGAGAGCATTTAAACCATCGTTTATTGGACTCTCGCGGATACCCTGAGTTGCTCAAGAGTTATCAGATTGCGGCTAAAACAGAGATGGATGCAAGACGGGATGCCGCATCGATGACAACGATGCCTCCATTTCTTTACAGCCTGGGTCGCCGTCCTGAAAGGATCGGACCAGGAGCACAGATTCCTGTCCGCCGTAGGGATGAAGTCGGATGGATGGAAACTCCAAAATATTCACCTGCATCGACACAGGTGGAAATGCAAATCCGCCAGTTATGTGATCGAGTGACAGGACGGGCGACTGGACCTGACGATGCGGTAGAGGCCAATGTGATAAAACAGCATTTGGTCAACTGTTGGCTCAGTGGATGGAAAGAAGTTTTGAAGCGTGTATGGTGCTTGGATCGAACTTACTCGGGCCCAATGATTTGGTTCAGAGTTACAAACAACGAGCAGGGAGCACAGTTAATTTTGGATGAAACTGCTGAGTTGTATGATTTTAACATTAGCTGGAACTCGATGAACCAGGACGAGTCCAAGGTAATCGAAAAGCTCGATACAGTTGGTAAGTTGATGTCGCAGTATGACAGACAGGGCGTAAGCAGGTTCGACATTTATCTTAGAAAAGTAATTGAGGCAATCGATCCAAACTTGGCTAACGAATTAATCATGCCGACTCAGGAGGCTACCACAAAGGAGATAATTGAAACATCTAACGATATTGCCAAAATCGCATCGGGACAGGTTGTTAATGCCCCACAAGGTGCAAATAGCCAACTACGCCTCCAGGTGCTACAGCAATACATTTCAGGTTCGGACGAAATACCAGCGACAGATGTTCAGGAGAGATTACAATCCGATGAAAACTTTGCGAAGAGACTTCAGACATATGCTGGTCAGTTAGAATTTCAGCAACAGCAACAGCAAAACGCACTTATTGGCCAGCTGGGGACTGCCCCCGGCAATGTACCAGGTACATCGATGGCCGCTTAACTAAAAAGGAATAATATCATGCCATACGGAAAAGGAACTTACGGATCGAAGGTCGGACGGCCTTCCAACAAAGCAAAAGCAATGGGTCGGAAGAAAATGAGTCCGACTGTTAAGAAATTGCTCAAGAAGAAAAAGAAAAAGTGAGTAAACCGACTAAGGTCAACTCCCCTAGACGCATCCGAAAGGGTGAACCTGGTTATGGTAAGAAGAAATTTGTCGTACTTGCATCAGAGAATGGCAAGACAAGGACCATTCGTTACGGGGACGCAAACATGAAGATCCGTAAATCTAATCCTGATGCCCGTAAATCTTTTCGAGCTAGGCATAAGTGCGATCAGAAGAAATCAAAGCTAACAGCAGGATACTGGTCCTGCAAGAAGTGGTAAGATGCCAAAGGACGCTTGTTATAAGAAGGTAAAGGCTCGGGTGAAGGTATTCCCGAGTGCTCGAGCATCGCAACAGATTGCCAAGTGCCGTAAGTCCAAAGGGCAGGTTCGTAAGACTTCTGCGGGTACATCATTAAAACGATGGGGATCGGAGAAATGGCAGGATACTAAAACCGGCAAACCATGTGGGCAGGGTGGAAAGAATGAATACTGCCGGCCAACAAAAAGAGTTTCGAGTAAAACACCCAAGACGAAATCGGAGATGAGCAAAAGCCAATTGAAACGAAAGAAGGCGGAGAAATCGAAGGTAGGAATGGGACGAAGAGTAAAACCTGTAAGAAGGAAAAAATGACACTAGGAGATGCAGTTGCCGGACTTGGTGAACAGACCGAGTGGGTAGTGATTAAAAACTTTATTAAAGAACAGAGGGATATGTGCCTGGTTGACTTTCAGGACTATACCCATGTTGACAATCCGCAGAAGCTTGCCCGGTTATCAGGTGAGATTGCAGGATTGACTCGAATACTGGAGGCGTTGGACAATGCCGAAACTGACACCCCATCAGCAATTTAAAAACGCTCATAGAGCATTAATTAATCGTTGGATCGAAGAGTCCGACATTGAGGATACTGAGATCGCTAAAATCGCGATGGAGGATCTCGAGGAGTGGCTGGATGAGGATGTCATCGATTTTGAGTGCGATATGGTGCTCGATGATGATGACGATGATGAAGAGGAAGGGTAGCCTCTACGAGCAGAAGTTTTTCTCGGAGGCACTACAGCATGGACTGGAAGTCTTTGTGCCTCTTGGCGATTATTTGCCACAGGACTGCCTGGTAATGAACTCGGCGGGCAAGATATTCAAGATTCAGGTAAAAGGGACTGAGAGTAAGTCCAAAGACAGAGAAGGTGGAGGATTAGGTCGGTATATGGTAACGACCTCTAGCGGATCGACTGGCAAAGAGTCGATAGACTGTACTAAAGTCGACATATTGGTGGCATATGTCGAAGATGAAGACATTTTTTATAACATCCCATGCATGGAATTAGACGGGGCCAAGAGGATCGGGTTATATCCTCACAACCCTGAATCTAAAGCCAAGCACGAACAATTTAAGGACAACTGGAAAATTTTTCGGGCTACCTGACAAAACCGCTTTTTAAACTGCTATAATTGTCACTGGTGGAGCATATCTGCTCCGCAGATACAAGCAAGAGAGTGCGAACTCTACAACAAACGCAGAAATTATGGCAGAAACAGTTATTAGCGAGGCTCCGGCTCAACAATCGGGAGCAGAAAACAATCAAGTACGAGGCCCACTGAGCGTGGAAGATTTAGCGGCATCCTTTGTCGAACAGGTCGAAACGGATCAGGAGGCTCAACAGGCGGATGAGGCTAAAGCGGAAGTCACCGAGACTCCCGAAGAAGCAGAAGCATCTGCCGACCAGGAAGATGTTCTTTCACAGTCTGTAACCGAAGAATCTGAAGAGGAGGAAACGGAAGAGGATACCGAAGAGGAAGAGGTTGAAGAAGAGGTAGAGGAGGAAACTCCAAAGGCTCTCAAGAAAACTCTTAAACAGATTTCGCGTCTTACTGCTCGAGCAAAATCAGCAGAAGAAACAGTGGAGTCGCTCAAGAGTGAGATTCAAAACCTCAAGCAATCAGGAGGCAGTCAATCGCCAGCGTCTCAACCCGAGTTAGAAAACATTCAATCGTTTGAAGACTTGGAAAATTTGAAGCGGGAAGCACAGGCGGCCAAGAAGTTTGCACTTCAACATATAGGCAAGGATTTCGTAGAGGTCGATGGCAAGGAATATAGCGATGATGACATTCGCAATATCCTTACCCAGGCGGACGAATACCTTACTGAAAAGATTCCTCAGAGGAGTGAGTATCTAAGGGAAAAAAGCCAGTGGAGTAGGGACACAATCAATACCCACCCGTGGATGGATTCATCGAAAGATGATGACATATCCGAATCCCGAAGAGAAACCTATAACCAGTTACGAAACCAATACGGCAATGTACTGGATAACCTCCCTAATGGTGACTTTATCGCCGCAACTCTCGTCAGAGGCATTGAAGCATTAAAAGCCGAGCAATCCGCAAAGGCTCCCAAGAAGGTAGTCAAAAAGCGTAAGGCTCCACCTCCTACAGATGGAGGAGATGCATCCCCGCCAATCGAAAACTCGACTACTCGGAAGCAGAAAGAAAAAGCAAAAATCCTGGATCGGAAAGGACCACTCTCGGTTAACGACCTTGCCGCATTTCTAGCGGATTAAATTTCTTAAACTTCAAAATTATTTTTAAAAATGCCAACTAACATTGCAACTTCCTATAATGTAACAAGTGCCAAAGGTGCCTTAGAGAACCTAGAAGGATACTTGAAATCTGTCGAGCCAACAGAGACACCTCTGTATTCTACGCTTTCACAATCAGCCGCTCCAAAGGCAACTCTTAACGAGTGGCTTGTGGACTCACTTGCTGATCCTGAAATCGGTGGAGTAATTGACGGAAATGATCTCGATCTTTCTACTGCTCAAAACTTAATCGACTCACGTGCAAGATTACATAATCGCGTGCAGACATTCCGCGACTACTTTGCGGTCTCTCGTCAAGCTGAGATGATTGATGTTGCTCCTGGTGGACAGGGTGGATTATTTGCCGCTTCCAAAGCAAAATCACTTATTCAGCTTAAACGCTCTATCGAAACCGCTATCGGATCAGGAAATGATCAGAGTACAGGTTCAGGTACAGCGGGTGCTAAAATGTGCGGACTCGGAATTTGGTCTGATCCTGCCGCAACTGGAAACACATTCGACACAACTGCCAAAGAGGCATTCCGTGCTGTTAGTGGATCTCGCGTTAGCCTTGCGGCTTTAACTGAGTCTGCTCTTCGCGGATTACTTCAGTCTGTTTATACTGCTAGTGGTGCTAAAGGTTCATACAAATTGTATGCCGGCCCAGCAGTTATGGCGGCCATCACAGATTACACCCGTGCCGCAGTTACGAACAATCCTGTTTACAGCTTCACTCAAGATGTTAGCGGTAAGACATTAGTCGGATCAGTTCTTCATTATGTTTCAGACTGGGGTTCTATTGATATCATTCCTGACCTCTTTTTGGGTCGTGTGGATGGTGCGGCTTCTGGTACTGACACTGTTGAAGGAACAGTGAACACTGATCGTGCTTACCTGATTCCTGACGATGACACTGTTTCCTTGAAATTCCTTGAGGGTATTTCTGTAGTGGATCTTCCTGACAACGGCGGTGGAAAAAGGGCCTTCTCAGAGTGTATGGCTACCTTGCGGGTAGGCAATCCACGCGCGCTTGGAAGTATTATTTAAGTAACTTCGGGTTTATTGATCATGTTGTTATTGGGGAGCCGGTTTAGGGTTAGGCCGGCTCCCCTTTTTCCATTTAAATGAGTCTAAATATCATCGTAAGGGGAGGTAAGAAAAGCAGATCGTCACAGGACGAAATCGCTTATTATCTTCGTAAGCATAACGAGCAAGCCGCAGTTAATGAAAAGGCTGGGTATGCACAACGCCAAAAGCAGGCTCGCAAGGCCGCCAAAGCGTTTGAAGGAGGCAAAGGTGACCTCCGACTTGCTCGGGTAACAGACTTAACCACATATGTCCGCCATGAGCAGGAAAGACCAGGATGCTGGGCGGATAAAGGATTCCGTAAGGACTTCGAGAAATCAAACCCCGAGTGCAAGGTTAAGCATTGAGGATCGTCACCTACAGTGATTTTAAAAGTCGTTTCGAGTCTGCAATCGGAGTCGATACACTTTTGACCCAGGAGGAGACTGCCTTAAAGAATAGTCTTAACGACAGGGTGAGGGGAGCATGGACTCGGGCAAAATGGCCTGATGTTCAGACAGTGGTTGAGAAGACTGTTGCGGCGGTAACTACACCGATCATCGCAGACAAAGCAGTGCAGATCGATAATGCATCCGACCTTATGGATGTATTCGCAGTTTATAATAAGAACCCACTGGCAGATCGTTCAGCAGTTCTATTGGACTACCAACTCGTAAATGGTTACCTGGTTCTTCCGGCAGATTCATCGGTGACATCCGTATTTGTGGTCGGAAACCAAGTACCTGCAAACGACTACGGGACCGGCACAACGGATCTCCCTGCATTCCTCGAGCGTTACTTACTGCTCGCTTGTGTTTCTGACTATTACAAGGCAGACGGCCAATTGGAAAAAAGCATTCAACAAGAGGCATTAGCGGAAGAAACTCTAGCATTAGAAATCGATAGGGTCGAACGACTCGAATCGATGAACAAAATAACTTTTAACACTTATCCGAGCTACTCGTTCGGCATTTCAGTTTTAACCACATCATAAAAATGGGCATATCATCATTCAATATTCAGAACAGCATGGGAGCCAATGGTTGCACCTATGTTAATGGCACAGGTGCAAACACAGGCGAGTTCGTGGCAATTCAGTTCACCGAAGATTCGGTAATTGGAGCAATTACTGGACAGATGGATAATTCGGCAGATTTGATTTCTGACTCAATTACATTCAGTAAAAACGACTGTCTGTATTTACCATTTACCAGCATCACTCTTTCGAGTGGAGCCGCTATACTCTATAAAGCCTAATGCCTTATTTCGGTCTAGGGCTTCACATAGGTGACACTGAAGGTGACTCACAGGTTGGACCGACTCCACCTGCTGGCCCCGATGGCGTTATACAGACAGAGGCACAGGATTTTTTACAGGTAGAGGCAGGACAGTTTTTAGCATTCGACTAGGAGAAAAAACAAAATGGCAACAAATAAGAAAATTTCAGCATTAACGGCCCTAGGGGCAACTCCAGCAGTCGGCGATATTATTCCGATCACCGATGTGTCAGATACAACGGGATCAGCACAAGGCACTACCAAAAAAGTAACAGTAGCCAACCTAGTAGCCGCCGCCCCCCAGGGCGATCTAGTTGCAAGTAATAATCTGAGCGATGTATCTAGTGCCTCAACATCCCGCACCAACCTCGGACTCGGCACAGCGGCTACAACCGCAAGTTCCGACTACGCAACTGCGGCACAGGGAGCCTTAGCAGATAGTGCTACTCAGCCAGGTGATCTTGGAACAGCGGCATCGCAAGATGTAGGGACTTCCGCAAGCAATGTGGTTCAATTGGACGGAACTGCCAAGCTACCTGCCGTAGACGGATCGCAATTAACGAATCTACCTAGTGGATCAGTTGATGGCACACAAGTTACCTCAACAGGCGAAACAGGTGGCACTAAATTCTTGCGGGAAGATGGAGATGGCACCTGTTCGTTTCAGACAGTTTCAATTTCAGACGAAAACTTGCGAGGTACAGACGAACCACATATGGGTGCGTTCCCTAATCAGTCATTTTTGGTAACGGATAATCCGAGTAGATCAGTCATGGTTGTCGCTGATGCGGATGGTAACTTGGACTTTGTACTGAAAACCGCAAACGCGAAAGTATTTCTTAACACACCATCGCAACGCCTAGCACTAGCCGCAGGTTTTAGTATACAGGAGGATGGGGATGAGCCTGATATAGAGGCCGTCGATACAGACGGAACTACTTACTCGGTTATCAGCGGAGATACCGACACCAAAGGAGCTAATGATCTTCCAATGAGACAAGGATTTAACTTACCCGATATAGGGGCAAACCCCGCACCACTTTTAATTTCAGGCGGTTCAATCGCATAACATAACTTAACTAATATAATATCATGGCAACAGTATACATCGCACCAACCGCACAGGGTTCAGGAAACGGAACCTCAGAGGCAAACGCTTACGCTTATTCATCACTAAGTTCCGCAGAATCTGACGCAGGAAGTGGAGGCACTATCTTTTTTGTGGACGGAGACTATTCACTTTCGTCCAATCAAACATGGGACTCTAGCGGAGTAACCTACAAATCACTAAACAGATATGGTGCTAAAATAATCGGCTCAGGAGATGTTAGATTATTAAGTATAGGAACTACCACTAATACATCTGCTGTAATAGTTTCAGGTTTTTCGTTTCAAGACTTTGTCTTTAAATTTACTCCACCTTCAAACAGTAGCATAGTACAAACCCTAGAATACAGCAAAGCCAGCCAGACCACATCTTCAAGTCAAAATCCAATTAGTGGGCAAGCGGGTTCAACAGATCGAGCTTTGGTGAATTTTTGCTCGCTCAATTTTAAACCTAGTGGTTCTTCTTTTGGTAATAGCACAAGCGGATACATTTACAAAAACTCCAATTTCTTTTTTGATTTATCTGCGACTTCGGGAATCAATCCTGATTCAAGTGTTATTTCTAATAACTGCATCTACAGTAGTAATGATAATTCTAAGTGGTCACAGTCACTAGCCTCCGCGGGAACTAACTGTTGTTTCCATAATATGGGTTCTGCTAACAGTTCAGGCGGAACAAACAACATATTTGTTGACCCGTTATATGTAGATCCTGGTACTGACCTTCGACTTCGACCAAATAGTCCATGTATCGGTGCAGGAACCATAAGCTAAATAGTCATGGGTTACAATAAGTTGCACAGGAAGGACTTCACGATTGCAGTGAAGACGGGAACAGACGCAAACAAGTCGAAGTTCAAGAAGGAATGTGTCCAAGGTGAAATATATTTCGCTACTGATACTAAGAAAATCTATGTAGCCGAGACTACCGCAGGATCATCTGACGCGACCCTAGCTCAGTTCAATCCTGACGCTACAGGGCAGTAATGATCTATGCACTCCTGGCACTAACCTTACTGGCGGGATGTTCGCTTCGTTCGACCTACCCGACACTAGGAGCTATTGCCGGAGGAGGTGCAGGATCTCTTGCGGGACCAGGAGGTGCGGCACTCGGTGCTGGCATAGGTGCTGTAAGCGGGGAGGCGTTAAAAAATGCAGATGCACTCGTAGAGGCCGAGGAAACGATTGAGGCGTTAACGCATGGCGATGTATCCGCCCTAGTCGCACAGGGAATGGCCGAGCATCAAAGCGGATTCGCTGAGTTTACTAATTACATAAAACGCATCCTCATCGGAGCGGCAGTCATTCTAGGATGCTACCTGGCAATCCCCATTTTTGTGGCAAAAAGATGCGCAAAAACGGAGGTCACTAAATCGACCACCCGAGCACCCTTTCCCCGACCCTCCGATCAGAAATGAAAAACTTAATTTTACTAAAAAAGAAATTTCAAACACTCTCAAAACGAGGGAAGATGATAACCGTATTCGTAGGCTTGATCATAGGTATCATAGTTTTGGACTGCCTATTTAAATGATGATTGATCGGGTCTCAGTTTTAGGAATGTCAGGCACAGCGGCCACCTTTGGCCTGTCTGCATTTGACTCGGCAATCGGAATCGCGGTTGGCTTAGTGACACTGGTTTATATGTCCCTAAAACTGTGGCAGGAGATTAAGAAGCGATGAAGACTGTTGCTGTCAAAGATATAAAAACAGGCGGGTTTACCATGTGCCGGTTAACTGGATTTGGCTCAATATCATCGGATGATAGAGCAGACTACACATCTGAAAATAAATTTACTGAATACAAGAACTTAGCAGACGGAAAGTTTGGGACGAAAGTTAGTCTTGGAAATGTTAAGACATCCCTGGATCTCAAAGAAACTAGGATAGTAACTTTAGAAGATGATAAGCTCGTTAAGGAGTCCAAGATTTCTGCCTTAGAAGATGACAAGGCAGTAAAGGATACCAAGATTGCTAACTTAGAGTCTGATAAAAACGATAAAGATAACAGGGTAGCCGCACTAGAATCTGATAAGAACGAGAAGGACACCAAGATGTCTGACATGGAGTCGGATATGGCCTTACTCGCTAGTCAGGTAAGTTTGGGTAATGTTCGTGTCAGTCTAGGTAATCTAGTTACCCGTGTTTCCTCATTAGAGACTTTAGGTATCAAAGGTATTAGTAATGCCGTTAGTTGGACCAATCTTACGGATATAAATCTGAGTGGGGAAAAACTTACTAACGGAGACTTTTCGCAATTAGGTTATGTTGAAAACACTTCCTATACTTTTCCTACAAGTCCAAACGGAAATCATAACACCCATTATGTTTTTGAATCTACGAATCGTCCTCTTGTCATTGCGTTAAAAACAATAGACGGAATAACTGAGGGTGAAGTATATGAAATGCACAGATACCATGTCGGGAATGGCAAAGCGAATATTCAAGTTTCAACTGACAACATGGTATGGGTTAGCCACAGGGGTCTAAATTGGGAAGTAGTTGATAAAGTTCCTACTAATTGGACTGTATCAGGTGGAAGTCTCAATCAAACTAAATTAGCTAAAGGAATTATAAAGGGTTCAGGGAGTCAAGTTGCTATCAAACAAACATTCTCTCAGAACATCGCTTCAGGAATTAAATTAATTGTTAAAGTTTCAAGTGACGATGACATAAAATTTACTCCTATAAAAGGTAATGGACAAACTGATCTAAATAATGATTTTACTGTATTAGGATCAGATGGATACGCTGAACATACTACACAAACTAATGTATCAGGATTCAAGGTAAGCACAGTCAATAGTTTACGAGAATTTAATTCTATCTCAATCTTTCAAGGAGCAGTAAGTGGAGGAACAGTTCAAGCGTATGCCGGAGGCGGTCTTGAAAAGATAAGCGGTGCTAACGGATGGAATGCAGGAGCGTCATCAGTACAAAAGATAGACGGTAACTCAGATGGCTATGTACAGTTTCAATGGGCTAAAAATTCGTTAGAGGTAGGACTTGCTTATACAGACGATGACTATGTCCAAAATATTGAGCCTTACTTTTTAAGGTTTTATAGTGGCGGTCGTACTGTCGCTTCGGGCGGGTACGATGAAGCAAGCTTTGCTACTGCGGGTGATTGGTTTAGGATAAGACATTACGCTTCTACGAACGAAGTAAAGTTTCAGAAGAGACAAACGGTGTACAGTCAGAATCCAAACTTTGTTTTTGAAACAGCTTCAGGCAGTAATTACAGCTATCCCTCTGCATCAAGACCGAAAGTAATTTCATTAGACGGATCAGGGACTCTTACTTTAGGTGAGTTGTACGAGGTTTATACTGTCAGAGCATCCGACCAAGCACTTTATTTAAGAGACTTAGATGGTAATGCTCACGGGTATCATGGGCAAGGGACTCGTGGAGTAAGATTTCAAGTAGTGGAAGAAGCTGGGCAGGACTATGTAACCTTTCAAACTGCAAACACTCTAAGTAATGGAAACGATCTGTATATAGATACTTCGTTTTACAATGTGGAATCTCGAATTAACGACGTAACTATTGTAACATGAGCAGATACCGCAGTTACGGCAAACTAGACGATCCATTCGTAACAGAAGGGGATACTTTCTTTCTGCGGATGAATGCCCGTCTGCGACCTAATCAGTTAAAAGCCGGTGAGGTAGCATTGTCAAAGAATGGTCGGATGAACGATGACGGAACCTGGCAACCCCGCAAAGGATTATCGACTCTGTTCGGATCAATCACATCGGGAGCAGATGCCATCCGTTTACCTTATGTAATTCAATCGGCATCCCGATCATCTGGAGTGGTAACAATCGTATTGGATGACACTCCGAGTCTATCATTTATACCAGGCGAAAATATAACCATTGCAGATGTCGATGCATCGATTGACGGCACTCATGCATTAGGCTCAGTCAATTTCACCACCAAGACACTGACATTTACCAACGCTGGAACCGATACCACTTTCACAGTACAGGATGCATCAGTCGGAAACACATCCGTTTGTTCTGCTGGCAATTCAATCGCTACCACTTTAAATTTTACCATTAACGATGATGGAGTAAATGCAGTTTACGGATCAGCAGTTTACAGTGATGCCTCATCGAACAATGACGATTATATTTTCTCGGCGACCAATAATGTTGCAGTCATCATTCGCCTAAAAGACTCAGCACTTTTTAAATGCCGTTACGAGGCTGGAGGGGAAACAGTAGATGGTCCCGTAGGCATGACCCAGGGGTTCGATAAAATGTTTATCTTCCGATCCCGTAAGACCACTCTTTCTGCAAGTCCGGCAATTAATTCAATCGGAATATCATCAGCCTCCCAATCGGGTCAGACGATTACTGTAAATACATACACGAATCATGGGCGGGTGACCGGTGACTTTGTCACGCTGACCAACCTGGGTAATTGGACTGTAAATCCGAATGACTGCTATCAGATTACCAGGATAAGTGACACTCAGTTTACAGTCACTATGGCATCCTCGCAGACTACTACCTTTAATGTGTCAGGAGCACAGGCTGAATATTTCGAGGATTTCACTCGGGTAGATCGTGGAACTTATACAGCACCTCAGTATCTAACCGATACCACCGCCACAGCATCAAGCGGGGTGGTGACGATGGATGTGGTAAATCATGGGTTGGAGATCGGGAATGAGATAACCATTAGAGACGGGGCATCCCCGTTCGATTTATTCGTAAATCAAAAAGCGATTGTCACCAGCACTCCTACTGTCGATCAGTTTACATTTAATCTTGGCGTGGAGGATGTTTCGCTAGGAGCATCCCTTACCGCATCCAGGCAACTGGCAATCGGTAAAGGATTCATCCATATGCCTGCGGCTCCATGGGGACAGTTTCATCAGCGTAGACTATGGGTTCCTTATTGGTTCACTTCAGATATATCACCGACTGATCGTAATAATCGTGATGAGATTGTAGCATCTGACATCTTAGATTCAGATACCTATGATCGCATTGGCAATCAATTTAGAATATCTGCGGGTAAAAGCGATTTCCTAGTAGGCATCCAACCATTTACTCAGGACACTCTTGCAATATTCAATCGTAAATCGATCCACCTGATGACAGGCGTAAGTGGATCTCTTGCCGATGTAAAAACAAATGTGGTAACAACTGAGATTGGAGCAAGTGCCCGCAAGTCAATCGTACAGGTGGCCAATCAGATTCTGTTCCTTTCGGATCAAGGGATATATTCTGTGGCCTTCTTGGATGAATATAATTTACGGGGAACAGGCACACCTTTATCGGAATCCATCCAACCATTTGTGGACCGAATTAATCAGGACTATGCTCACCTGTCATGTGGAGTATATTTCGACTCTAGGTATTGGCTTGCAGTTCCATTGGATTCAGCACCTGGGCGAGGAGATGCCACGAAGCTGAATGCGATCATCGTATATAATTTTATCAACGGAGGATTTGAATCCATCGATCAGGTAAACTCCACCGAGTTTGCTATCCGCGATCTGATCGTTGCCCGTGAAGGAGCACAGAACGCTTTATATTTAACTACCGAAGAAGGAGGCGTTCATAAGGTGGATGGGTTTGAGGGAGGCGATGTTGTTTCCCTAACCGCAGGGCAGGCTCAATCGGAAACGATTCCAGTGGTCAGTCAGTTGACTACTCGCCAGTATGATGCTGACTCGATGGATCGTAAAACCTTCAGTCGAGCCGAGCTTCATGTAAAATCGAATACCGGCTTTTCTACTGATGGTAATATTCAATTTATCACCGAAGATCCCGATTCGACTTCTCAATCTACAAGCATATCATCTTTGATCGGTAGCAATCTTCCTGACTCAGAAGAGGCATCGGTAAGGCTTAGAGTGAATAAAAGGGGATTCGGAGTACAGGCAGACTTTCAACCAACCAATGGCAGACCCTATCTTCGGTCCGCTAAAGTGGACGCTAGAATTACAGACCGATCCACCACATCCGTTTCATAGGAGAAAAATAAAATGGCAGTATTACAAACAGGACAATCATTCTCATCAGGCGATCAGGTAACGGCAACCAAGTTACAGGACATCGCGAACCTGGCAACCTTTAGAACGGGAACAAATCAGACCGCAGATGATTCCACCATTCAGGTCGATGGATCGGGTGGTTATCTAAAGGTCAAATCGGCAGGGATTAGTTCAAACGAACTGGCGACTGACTCAGTCATTACTGCCAAGATACAGGATGGAGCGGTGACTGCGGCCAAGCTCGATAGTGCGGCAGTAAGTGTCCTTATGCCAACTTCCACCATTTTGCCTTATGCTGGTTCTTCTGCTCCAACAGGTTATTTACTTTGCGATGGTGCGGCCATCAGTAGAACAACATACTCAGATTTATTTGGACTCGTAGGAACTACCTACGGAGTAGGTGATGGTTCCACCACATTTAATATTCCCGACCTTCGAGGCCGAGTAATTGCTGGTCAGGATGACATGGGTGGATCTTCTGCCAACCGACTAACCAATCAATCAGGCGGATTAAATGGAGACACTTTGGGTGCAACTGGAGGGACTGAAACGCATACTCTAAGCACATCAGAAATCCCCGCACACGATCACGATATCACAACGACTTCTAAAAGTAATAATACGAACGGCGTTGCGGGTAATTTCCCAACAGGAACAAACCAAAACCCACCAAATACTACTGCTCCAAACACTGAAGCAGTCCAAAATACTGGCGGAGGAAATGCACACAACAATGTCCAGCCAACCATCATTTTAAATTATATCATCAAAACCTGATTTATTATGGATATCTTCGACAAACTATTTAACAGGGAGCCAAAGGCAGAACCAATGCCTGACCCTAATCTTAAAAGAATTTCAGAAATGTCAGGCAGATTATCCACACAGGATAGGGCATTACTGGATGACATGGTTTACCTTTCTGAGTCTAGGAATAAAATCATGCAACCACAGGCTCCCAAAGGCGAAAAGTTGGCATATATAAATGCGATGGAGGAAGAAATCCTCAAGAACTCGGGAGCATCAGTTCCCACTATGACTCCTGAAGGAATACCATCGTTTTCACCCGATGATCCTCTCAAGCAGGCCGCCGCTCTTCTTAACTCAGCGGCTCCACAGGGAGAATCACTCGCTTACATAAATTCGGAAGAGGCAGAAATGCTAAAGGATGCCGGTGGAGCGGGTGAACCGGTAAACAGTTCAGGCGTTCCATCGTTCTTTCTCAACAAACTTTTTGGAGGAGGGAAAGCACCTCCTTCCATGCCTAAACTAGATGTCGGCAAGTCTGCTCGCGATTATGTTAATGCGATGTCTGATCCTGCGATTCAGGGCAAACTTTTACAAACTCGTCAGACATACGATCCTCAATATCAGGATTTACAGTTAAGCCTTGCCCAGCGAGCCGCTGATCCTATGGCGGATCTCGCAGAATCAAATGCGATGCGAGCACAGGACTTTGGAGCACAAATGGCCGAGCGTCAGGCGGGTTCTGATATATCGATGATGAATCGATTTGGTGCTGATTTTAATCAGGCGGTAAGGGCATCCGACCCGCTCATGCAGGCTCGCGTGGAGCAGGCAAATCAGATGGCCGACCAGGCATTTCGTGAGTCACAGATTCAAGACTTATCTCCTGAGATGAGACGCAGGGCGACTCAATCGGCTCGGGAGGGATTGGTGGCTCGAGGCAGGGACATGGACAATGCGGCAATCGCGGCCGAGGCGATGAGCAGGGAAGACTATTTACGGGACATCATTCGCGATAATCGTCAACAGGCACAGGGACTAGGCAGTTATGCGAGTGGTTTAAATCGGGCAACCTCTGTCGATCCAATGTCTATGCTTAGAGGTGGAAATAATTACACCCAGCAAGGGTATGGCGAAAGGGCGGCTTTATTCGGAATACCACAAGAGCAGTCAACCAGGATCAATCCTGATGCCGGAGTAAATATCGGATTACAGGATAATGCTAATCGTGCCAATTACCTGGCGAACACTTATGCGGCTCGCGAACAGGCGGCAAGCGGAATGGCGAGTGGATTAATGGGCATGGTAGGAAGCATTGCAGGCGGATACTTAGGAAGAGGATAAAACTATGGCAATCGGCGATACAGTACAGGCAGGCTTGGGGAGGATGGACTTCTCAGCGTTTCAGACAGCAGGGGCGGCACAGGCAAGAGCGAATGAGGCATTCGGAAATGCACTCGGACAGGCGGCCACAGCATACTTTGCGGGGAAGGAAAAGAAGGAACGGGCGAATGAGATGACTCAATACCTAATGGGGCAGGGTGCATCGGAAGAAGATGCCAAGGCAATCGCCAAGAATCCATTCCTGCAAAACGAGTATCAGCGTAAGCAGGCGGCAGATCAGCAGATGAAAATCGCTAAGATGCAGGCTAGAACATCGATTGCTAATTCTAAGAGAGGTGCTATGTCTAGAAATGCTGATTTAGAATTTCAAAGAGAGAAATTTGAGGCAGAACAGGATTTATTAGATGAGCAGAAGGCACTGAATGAAAGCCTTGCCAAGTTCAGTATGCAACCAGTGCAAACTCCAACTCCTGAGTTTAGTGCATTGCAACAGGAATATCGCCCCGAACAGATACCAGGTACACCTGAGTTTATTGCAATGCAAGAAGAACCGATACCTGAAAGACCTTCGATTATTGCAAAATATATTACAGAAAAGCCTGACTTTAAACGATTCGAAAAACAAGATTCACCTGCTGTCGCTCAATTACCTAATTCATTCAAACCACAGGGCAGAAGGATACAGGAGGCAGTTGAATCGGGAGAGCTTTCAGATAAGGCTGGAATGGTAGCGATTAATAATTTAGCACAACAAGCAACTGCTGGCATGGATGATTTTGCAACTCTTAGAAAAGCCGAAGCTGATATGCGTAAAGAGTTTAACGCTTTGGATGCCACAAAGGATTTTGGCGATGTTCGCACTGCATTTCTAAAAGTAAAAACTGCCGCTGAAAATCCATCTGCGGCAGGTGATTTAGCTTTAGTTTTTAATTACATGAAGATACTTGATCCTGGCAGTGTTGTTAGGGAGGGAGAGTTTCAAACCGCCGCAGATGCAACTTCATGGCTACAGAGAAGTGAGAATGATGGTATTGCTATACCATTACCAATTGCTAAAGCTATAAGAAAACTTGAAGATGGTACTCTATTAACGCCGGATCAAAGAGACGATTTTTTGAGTACAGCAAGAAATACTGCATCGGCTCAGTTTAAACCAGCAAAGGAGGCTTTACAGCGATACAAAGGTTTAGCGGCAAATAGTGGTTTGAGGGTGGATCAAATAATTCCATCAAACTATTTGCAAATTGAAGAAGAATTAAGCCCGTCAAAGCCTCAAGGACCAGGCATAGATACCAAGCAGGGAACTTACAGAATACCAGGACAACTTTCGGTAGAAGGTCAGTAATGGGACAGTACAGAATATTCAGCGAACCCCTCGGAGTAGATTTCATGGTCGAGGGGCCGGAGGCTCCTAATGAAGAATCCACTTTTCAGATTCTCAAGCAGGTAGTTCCACCTGATCGGATGATTAAAGCATTCGAAGATGGTAATAAGGAACTAGCTCGAGCCGCCTATAAGAATGGTTACTTTGACCAGGAGTCTGACACAGGTTTATACGATGCATTTAAACAGGCCGCCGGTGAAGTCATGGAGGGTATGGGTTCAATAATTGAACAACCATTTGACGATTTTCAAAGAGATGCTATCGAAGGTATGCCTGCTGAGATGAGAAGAAAGCTTGGTGTAAAAGTGCCAAAAGGTAAGTCTCGTAAAGCAACAACATACCAAACAGTAGCCGAAGCAATTGCTGGATATAAAACTATAGGAGATGCCGGTAAACTTGCATTCTCCAAAATGGCAGGTGAAGGGGATGAAGATATAGATGCCTCCATTCAGTTTATTGGCGACATGATGAAAACTCAGTCGTTTATAGATGATGGGGCGGCAATCATGGCCGAGCAGTTTGGTGATTTCGATATGTATAGAGACCTCAAAGCCGGAAGAGTTGAGCCTGATAAGAAACAGGCACTAGCGGCATCTTTATTCGTACAGTTGGAAAATCCTGTGGCCGCAGTAACCACTGGAAGTATTCGATCTGCCACCAATATGCTACGCAGGGGAACCGCAAAGAAGTTGGCCGAGCAACTCAAGGAAGCAAACAGCAAGAAATTTTTACTTGAAAAGCAACTCAATCGATTACCAGCCAATGCATCTGACAAACTCGTAAAGACTGCTACCGATGCACTCGAAAAGGCGACTAAGGAATCGGATGAAATACTCGCAAAAATCACTCCATTTACTGAGCAGAAGGCAAAGGCAGGGTTTACCAATCAAATGGTTGGAAAGGGTATGCAGGCAGTCGGCAAAGCGGGTGAGCACTTTGGTAACCTCACCGAGTTTATTCGCAGAGCAGGCGTGGAGGAAGCGACTACCTTATTGATGAGAGCAGGGCTTAGTGAACAGGTAGCCAAGGGGGTTATTTATACATCAATCGGTGGAGCCGCTGACCTCACAGATGGGGAAGCCAGTTTAACCGGCACAGGCTTTGGAGCATTGGCCGCCTATATGGGCCCACGGGCAATCGCCAGCATGGGACGAAGTTCAGCAATACTCGGTAAACAGTTGACTATGGCCGAGACCACCATGCCATTCTTTAAAAGGGTAGGGGCATTGCCGGCAGACGATCCTAAACTTGCCGAGGTATTAGTCGATAGGACTGATAACCTGGTACTCGGAGATGCCGCCTCACAGTTAAAACCTATACTCACTCAAACCCGAGACCTTCCATCTAGTGTAAGAGGAGTCGCCAGGTTTATCGATAGATCAGGACTAGGTAGACTAGGCACAGAAACCGCCAATGTCGCCAAAGCGGCGGCAGGAGGGGCGGCATTGCCTGGTGCATTCGGATATATGGCCGGAGGGGAAGAGGGTGCGGCATCTGCAATCGGAGCATCGGCTCCATTTATAGCCGCCGGATTAGGTTATGGATCTCTTCTTAGGTTCAATAATAAATCTGATCTGCTCGCCAAACAGTTGGGTGATTTAGAATACCACAAGCAATCGCTTACCGAAACTGAGCGGGCAAATTTCGAAAAGCTGGACAAGGATCAACAGGTAGCAATATCTACCTTTTCTCAATTCTTCCCCGATGTGGAGATCAGAATGAAATCAATGGGGAAGGATGGACCGAATGGAGCACATTATGTAGATGGTTCTGACAGTGTGATCGAAATAAATACCGATACCAATTTATCTTACGGAACTATTCTTTCACATGAAATCGGCCACCATGTTGAGAGGCATGGACTACTGCCTAATATCCTCGAGGAGATGCTTGGCAATCCTGAGAAGGGAAAAGTCGGAATATTTACCAAGATAGATAAAGCCACAGGTAAGCCCAAGATTACTACCGATGAGAATGGTATGAAACATTACGAACTCACCGATGAATTTAGGGAACTTCAAAAGGCTTATGTCGATAAACTTGCCAACTCCAATGTTTCGGAAAAAGCAAAGCAGGCATATGAAACACCCGAGCAGTTTGCACGGGAACTGTTTGCTGAGACTGTGGCCGAAAGAATGTTATCCGGCAAAACATCCAAACGGGCAGGGCAGTCATCCACTTATAAGCTCATCGAAAGCCTGGGTGATCGTATCACCAGTGGAGGCTTTATGCGTAAAGCTATGCATTCACTCGGTATGGCCACCAAGGCGGATGGATCTCTTGTTCAGGGAACCGGCATACTCGGTAAACCATTTAAATCATCCAAGCAATTGGACAACCTGGTCAAGCGGTATGAAGACGAGACAATCGGCTTGTCGGAATCGGAGATTCGCGAACAACGCCCAGTCACTAAGGATGATGAATTAGACACAGTCATCGTTTCACCCAGTGATCCGATTGAGAGTTTGCAGGTATTTAACAATGGTGGACACTTTAAGACCGACAAAGATGGCAACATTATTGTCAACCCAATCACCAAAAAGCCCGAAGTCTATTCTCCATCAGAGACAAGAAGAGCAAACCAGGCACTCGCCAGGGATTTGACCGAGTCTATAAAGGCTCGAGAAAATGATCTACCTGAAGGTCATGTCACTCTGTCCGAAACTGAGGACGGAAAACTTACAGGCTCCGGCAAGTTCATAGATGACTCAATTATCGATGAACTATCCAGGACAGGCCGATACAACCCATCGCAGATAAACTTTCTTCGGGAAGCCAGCAAAGCGGGTAGGGAGGGCATCGGTAATCAGATGCTACTATTCTACTATGCGGCTACCGGCAAGGGAGGAAGGAAATACAAGACGCTAAAAGGCGGATATCGCGATAGCTTGGTTTATGGCATTACGATTACCAAGGACGGAAATGTTATCTTAGATACTGTATCCCTTGACAAGCTACAGAAGAATATCGACTACCTCCTGAAGCGAAGAGGTAATGAAATCGGCCAGGCGTTTGGCGGATCAGACCCAGCAGTAATTCGTAAAAACTTCGAATCCATGTTCGAGAAGTACCTCGACAATCATGCCAAAGGCATAGTCAATGGTACTCCTGAAAGTGGAATTACCGAAGGGCAGAAAAACTTCCTAAATGCCGCATTCGGTCCTGTAAGCAAAAGTCAGATTGCAGACAACCCCACTTTATCAAACCTCGGTGAGAGACGGGCAAACACATTAGGAACATACCGCTCTCGCAGATTAGATCGTATAGGAACACTTAATCCTACCGGCAATACCCGAAACATCGTTATTGATCGTATCAGGCGAAACCTTATGCCTGGAAGGGGCGAAGCCGATGTGCAGATTACCGACAAACTCTTCATGCCGGCAGGGGATGCGTATAAAAAAATCCCTACAGATTTACAAGACGAGTATATAAACTTCAGAAAAAAACTTCGCTCAGATTTAGAGGTTTCAAGATTCACTAATGATGGGCAAATTCTTTCAGCACCTTTTTGGTTAAAGTCTGCTATAAATCAAATAGATGCAACCGAACTGATGGGAGTCACTAGAAAGCTCGGAAGGGAAAGGATTGTAAATAATGATCTGACGGTCGATCAACTTGCATCAATTGCATTAAAATCTCCTGATATTAAAAGTAAAAGTTTTGCTGAGTATTTAGCTAGAAGAGTTGCAAGGGGTTTAGATATAGCATCCATAGAAATGGCTAAAGTTATTTCACGGCAAGACGCTAAAATGGGGACGCTTTTAGATCGTTGGATTGATTATTCGACTTGGGAAATAAATCATCCGATCACTAATGATCCTATTGATTTTCATGGAACTGATTTGTACGAGGTAATTCATCAGAGTTTAAAGGAAGAAGGTCAGTACAAGAAACAAGAGTCATATGAAGAAATAAAACAGAGGCAGAACTCGGACCCAAACAAACTCTTCATGCCGGCTGGCGGCATGACGGTAGACCAAATAAAGGCAAAATATCCTAGCGTAAAATTAGATATTTATGGTGATGCACAGAAGGGATTTGAGTTAAGTCGAATTATAGTACCTAAAGACGAGCGGAGCAGTGGATTAGGGACCGCTGTTATGGATGACATTATAAAAATGGCTGACGATCAAGGAGCAGTTATATCATTAACACCTGATATATCATTTGGCGGCTCAAGCGTTTCCCGTTTAAAAAAGTTTTATAAGAAATTTGGATTCGTAGAAAACAAAGGGAGAAACAAAGATTTCTCAACTCGTAACACAATGATAAGGCCAGCCTCCGACAAACTCTTCATGCCGGCCTCCGAGGCTGGTGCGGGGAAGGGGAAGCAAGCCGAGGCCGCAAAGCTATGGCAGGAGAAGGGTACGGATTCGCCATACTTTAAGAAGTGGTTCGGCAAGTCCAAGGTAGTCGATGAGAACGGCGAGCCGTTGGTGGTTTATCATGGGACACCTAGCGGAGAATTTAATGTTTTCGATTATGACCGAATCGGTAATTTAGGTCGAATGGAAGGCCAAGGTTTCTACTTTGCTACTGATAAAGGTATGGCTCAATCCTATATGGGTAAGGATGGCCGCTTGATGGAGGTTTATTTGGACATAGAAAAACCAATGTCTGTAGAACAAAAAGGGTTTGATGCTGATACTTTAGAGACTCTTTTAATGGAAATCGCCGAAGAGCAACATAGATACGATCCTGAAGTACCAATCGATGAAGGTTTCTTAGCAGACTATGGGGGGTTATATAATGCAGTCGATTTAATCTCAAAAAACGAGACTGCTTTAGATCAACTTGGCGATTTAATGGGGGCGGGTGTAAATGCTGAATTTATAAATACTGCACTCAAAAAGGTTACTGGGTTTGACGGAGTAAAAGCAAAAATAACTGATAAAGCGAACGACTTTACCTCTGACATCTATGTCGCCTTCTCCCCCGAACAAATCAAATCGGCCACCGGCAATCGGGGAACCTTCGATGCGGGGGAGAGGAATATTCTTTTTATGCCTGGTAAAGGCGATATAACTCCGGCATCGGTTCAATCATGGGACGATGCTAATCCTACATTCGGTGCAAATTTTACCAAAGGTATGGCTAAGGATAACAAGGAGGCCGCCGCTTTACTTCGTAAATCATACGAAGATGAATTTGGTGAACCTATAAAGGCACAGGACTTTACCCAGGAACAAGTGGAGTGGTTGGGCGGTATGCTCGCACAAGAAGGGGAAGCCGCACTCGGTAGAACCGGCAATGCGGTAAACTGGTATACAAGTGCTGTTGAAAAAGCATTGTCTGTAGCGGAAGAGATCTTCCCTGAGATCGGCCAAAAGTTTGAGGCTAAGGATAGATTCCTTGGTGCATTATCGATCACTAGTCAGAACATGAGGGTGATGGATAATGCCAAGGCCGCAGTTTCGCAGTACCAGCATAAGATCAGAACCGGTAAATTTAACTATAACATAAAGCATGGTGCGAAAGCAGATGCCATTACAAGCAATCTAAAACTCTACGATAAGGTAGAGGCTAAGATGGGAGTTGATAAACTTAATGATTTCTTGGATGCCGACTTTACAGTTAAAGAACTTATAGAGTGGGGTAGAGACTTTTTCGGGGATAAGAAATTCTCAATCGCTGGGTATAGTACAGATAAGGTAAAAGGTTCAGCTATATTCGGACCGAAGATCGGACAGGGCTTTTTCCAAAACCTTAGAGGTAATTACGATCCTGTTACTGTGGACCTTTGGTTGCGTAGAACTTACGGGCGATTGACTGGTCTATCATTAGACACAGCACTGTCACCAGGTGATATCGGTAGAATTATATATGCTGTCCGCAATAATAAAGGTAAGCGAAAGTTTGCCGGTCTTGAAATGCCTGAATTTTTAAAAGGTGTATCGATAAGCGGAAAACTCCAAAAGAATGGAGTGGCTAACTTTAAGATTTCAGACAAAGCATTTGAGTCTTTATTTGGAGATAACACGATTGGCCGAGATAATTATGAGGCCATTTATGAATTTGCTGAAAAATTAAATCGTGAATGGGAAAGAAGTTTTGCCAAAGCTAATACTGATGTAAAGAAAGCCAAAGATGCTATTAAGAAGGCAAAGAAGGAAGACCGAGGCACTACTAACCTGGAGAAACGACTTGCAAAGTTTGAAGCTGAGAAGGAGGCAATCGGTAAAGAAAAACCACAATGGGCAAAAGCAGGTTCGACTGTTAATGATAAGCTGAAACCAATCGATGTTCCTTCTAATGCCGAACGGGCTGTGATCACTAAAGCATTCGATGTCGCATTAAAGTCACTAAAAGAAAAGGGCATCGACTTGACCCCGGCGGATCTTCAGGCTACTCTATGGTATCCCGAAAAAGATATTTGGGCATACTTGAAAGGCGAAAATTCTGACGCTTTGAATATGTCCTACGATACAGCAATGGAGGTAATTCGTGACCAAAGATAAAAAGAAACCTGAAGTTTTTGATTTTGACCATGATGATGGTATAGCATCGCAGATGTCAGATAAACAAATTGAAGGAATGGCATCTTCATTAAACAAATTAATGGATAAAAAAATGAGGGAAGATCCTGAAATGAAAAAAAGGATCGAAGCTCGAAGAGCAGAACGACTAGCTCGTAAATCCTAGTAAGGATAATCCATTTAATCTGCCGAGCCATTTCGCTAATTAGGGACTGATATTCCCGAATATCCGCAAGCAATCCCTTGCGTTAAATAGGTATTAATTTCTGCCAATTTCTGCCGTTTTAGGGTTGATCTTGTAAATATCTATGCCAATATCAACGCAAGCAGTTGCATGATATAATTATGAAAAAAGGCAAGAAAAGATGGGTTAATGACTTTGCGTGTACATTGTACTTTTTGGGTGCTACCCGTAAGTGTTTTGGTTATAGTATAGACCACTTAAAGCAACGGGTTCCCGAAGCGATACATAGGCAATGGAAATTACGAGCTAATTTGAATACTGACTTCATGCACCAGGTAAGCGATAATGAGTATCGTGGATATACAATCGCTGTTACAGGAGAACGCATCAACTATGTTATTATCGACAGGAAGAACAGGATCAAAGAGGCCGCCATGCTTTTGGGTCAGATCGGTGGACAGGCAGGAACAGGTAAGAAAAAAGTTCGTGGCGATTCCAACTATTATAGAGTTTTACGAATGAAAGGAGTTGAAAAAAACAAACAAAAAATGCGTGAAAACATAAAAAAAAGTAAGAAAGTATAAAAAAGTTGAAAGAAAGTATTGACAGGTTTAGGTTTTTGCCACATTGGTTGAATTGTTCAGCAAGTGATGGGCTGAATAAGTTCTTTCAAACAACATTTCATATCAACAACCGGCGGGATTTGTTCAGATTTATTTCGCACAATATGCATTATATCATTTTTGCGAACATTTCTGCACAATAAGTAGTTCCTAGTTTTTTCCTGTCGGTTGTTATTCACAATAACCCGACAATATGGAAAACCCACTAGACCAATACCACCCAATACTACTATCAAAGGAAGATGTCAAAGCGATCTTCCGATTAGGCTCTGATCGTTCACTCAGAGACCTGAAAAAAGAATACGGCCTCCGCAAGAGGGGAAGACATTACCTCACAGTAGATGTCCGCAGGGCAATCCATGAAATGGAAATGGATCAGGCGGCATGAAGTGCTACATCGGAATAGACCCAGGTGTAAGTGGCGGGTACGCAATCGCTTTCGATGATTTGACCAGTATTCAACTGCACCCTTGGGGTGATGAGTGCGAATTTGTACATCACATGAGGGAGTTATCAGACAATCCTGATATCGACCTAATCGAATCAGCAGTGGAAAAGGTTCCACCCTTTGTAGGCAAAGCGATCCCAAGCTCATCGTCTTTCAAGCTAGGATATAACTATGGTTTTTTAGTTGGGGTACTGAGAGCCTTGCAGGTCCCCGTGACTCTGATCAAGCCACAAGAGTGGCAAAAGGGACTCGGTGGCCTGCAAGGTTTAACTTCTCAGAAACGCAAGAAAGCACTTCGCGATCATGCTGATAGATTCTTCCCACAAGTGAAGGGACTCACTCTTAAAACAGCCGATGCGGTTCTTATCCTTCGGCATTTTTTACTAAACACCTAATGAGTCTCCCACTCGTAAAAAAGGGAATAGAAAGCAAATAACATTATGGCAATATTAACTCAATCATCTAACGGGGACGGACCGATCACAGGTTGGTCGCTTGAACCATGCAGACCAGGGCAGTACCTTGCGATCTGCTTGGAGGTAAAGGATTCATTCGGCATTCAGCGTCCGAAATACGAAGATCCTTCTCAGATCGAAACTCTCGATGTCTGCCGGTTTCTTTTCGGAACACAGGACGGGCAACTTGTTCAAACGGGCGAGATGAAAATCTCAGCCCATGAGAAGAGCAAACTGACAGGCGTTTTGACATCATGGTTAGGTTCAGCACCTGGGGCAGGATTCGACACTGAAACTCTTAGAGGTAAGGGAGCGATGATCAATATTGTGGAGAAGACTTCACAGAAGGGCAGAACTTACTCCGATATCACATCGGTAACTCCAGTAATGGCAGGTATGGAGGCACAGGTTCCACAGGCATCAAACTTTACGATACCAGGCGGATCTCCTGCACCGGCTCCTGCTCAACCCGTACAGCCTGCACCTGCACAACCTGCTCCACAGGCAACCACCACAGTAACAGTCGAGCAACCTCAGACTGTTCAGCCGGCACAAACTCAAATGTTTTCCCAACCATCTTCAGGACAGAGCGTTCCGTTCTGAGTTAGTACAGACATAGTAAAACCCCTGGGTGGCCGGTTAGTGTGTGGCCGGTCACCCTTTACCCCAACCCATAACAATATGAATCCAATAATTTTACTAGCAATAGGGTGGCTCGCAGTAGTCATCGATATGATAACATGAGAGAGTTATCAGACATTTTTAAGGCAGTCGAAAAGACTGGATACTCGGAAGCAGATATCATCAGTAAGAATCGAAAACAGCCCTTGGCTTTAGTTCGACAGCTTGCCGTTTGGCTTGCCCGAGAAGGAAGAACATATGAGGAGTTAGGTGATATCTTTCAGAGAAATCATGCGGCGTGTCTAAATTCGGTCAGACAGGTCGAAGGTAGACTTTCCTATAACGATTTAGAGGTCACCAAAATGATGGAAAAGATGGAGGTGGCTACATGATCTACATCAAGCGAACCATCCACCTGGTATACTTTTTATACAGATGTGGGAAGGAGGTAATCCGTGGCTATATTAACACCAAAGCCTAAGCGGGGAAGTGGTGGCCATTGGTACACTGCAACAGGAGAGGCTCGTCATACGATGCCAAAGGCGGACGGGAGTGGCGATAGGAATACTAACCTTCGAGATGCTAAAAAGTATCGATTGATACCATCAGTAACGACCCTACTCGGAATGTTTGCCAAGCACGGGCTTGATCGTTGGAAACAGGATCAACTCTTGCGGATAGCATACGACAACCCTCCAAAAATGGACGAATCTTTTGAACGATTTGCAGACAAATGCCTCGTTCTGCATGAGCAACCTGTTGAGGAAGCGGCCGACTTTGGAACCCGTATCCACGATGCAATCGAGAAATACTTCGAGGGATATCCTATAGATGATGATTTGCTCGAATATGTAAATCCCGCGTTCCAGTGGAAGCAGGAGAATCAATTACGATTCATTGAGCGTGAGCAGATTCTCGTCAATATGGAACACGGATTTGCGGGCACTGTCGATATCGTAGGAAAGGGAGCCGAGGGTCAAAAGTTCATAGTCGATTGGAAAACCCGTAAGACTAAGCCAAAGGTAAAGGTAACAAGTTACGACTTTCAGATTCATCAGATTGCCGCCTATGCCGCTACCTATTGGGGCGAGGATCAGGTTGAACAGATGCAGGTGCATGGAGCTAACTGTTACATCTCATCGACTGAACCTGGTCGCTTTGAGGTGATTAAATATTCTCCCGAAGAAATACGGGATGCCTGGCAGGTCTTCAAAGGAGTCTGTCGAATATGGAGATCCCTCAAGGGATACGATCCTAGAAAGACTTCCGACTAATGGGTCCTGATCGATACGGAGATGGACCAAGGAGGAGAAGCATCTATGAGGGCTTATTTCCATCGACTGAGGAGATGCAAAAGGCATGGGCTTACTTTTGGTCGCAGAACCGACTGAGCATTGATGAGCACGGGCGGAAGTATCGGACAGACGAACAGAGGGTCATGCCGGTAACCAAGGAATTTGAATTTAAGAATAAGAGGAGGGGGAGATGTGGATAGTACCCAAAACATTATCAGCTTTTGTACAGGATACGGAGGGATTGAACTTGGACTTAGACGAGCGGGCGTGGATGTTAGAACAGTCTGCAATGTGGAGATCGAAGCCTTCGTCCAAGCAAACTTGGTTGCGAAGATTGAAGAAGGACGCATGGATGACGCGCCTATCTACTCGGATCTTAAAACCTTCCCTGCACGAATCTTTCGAGGAAAAATTTGTGGCATCACTGCCGGATATCCATGTCAGCCGTTCAGTAGCGCGGGAAAGCGAAAAGGCGAAGAAGACCCAAGGCACTTGTGGCCGTATATCCGAAGACACATCCGAGCAATTGGTCCTTCCTGGTTTTTTGCCGAAAATGTCCGAGGTCACACCACGATGGGGTTATGGCGAGTCCTGTCCGATTTGGAAGCGGATGGTTACCGAACGGAGTGGGGATTGTTCTCAGCGGAGGAAACAGGCGCGCCTCACCAACGCATCCGATGCTTCATCCTGGCCTACCGTGCGGACCTCGGACTCTCAGGGACATTCAGAGTCGAAGATAAAAAGAGTAAAGAACGGTACGATGCCAGCGGGCAAAGCCCAATTAAGGGAATGGGTGAATCCGAATTGGTCAACCCCATTGGAGGACGATTCGAGTTATGTGAATCCGAATGTGAAAAGAAGGGCTTCACTAGTCAAGGATGTCAACATACACGCTGGCCCGCCCGCCCTGGAGAAGAGCAGTACGAGTGGGAAGAACCACGGGTCACCGAAGCTCAATCCGAATTGGGTGGAGCAGTTGATGGGCTTACCCATCGGGTGGACAGACTTAGGCTCCTGGGCAACGGAGTCGTCCCCCAAACCGCAGAAATAGCGTGGAGAACTTTATGGCAAAGAATTTAAGAGCGATCCCGCCTTTGGGCCGCAAGGCGATAGGCAAACAAGACCACCTCCAGGACACTCGCTGGGGCGGGATTGCTCTTTTCTTTTTAACACTATGAACGAAGCAGAATACAAAATGGGAATCGGGCTACCCCGAGGGGAGAAGATAGTCGTTAAGATGGGAGCGAGGCAGGCGGACATATGGCTCGACCATGAGGAGTATGCCTGGCGGGTAAAGATCGACAGGGATCTTCCT